ATCGTCTAATTCAGAAAGAGAGTAGTTATAGAACTGCGCCATAGTAAAATTACTCATATAGTAATTCATCAAATTATCATTATTAATAGCTATACGAAAAAATCCGATAATCCTGATAATACAATAATTTCGGAGTATTTACACTTCTTACAAATAAAGGTGATCTCTTTAGTTAGTTTTGGTGAATTAACATAAAATTCTAAAATATTTTTGAATACAGATAGATCTAAAGAATTGACGAATTCTGTTAATTCTTCTTCTGTGTAATCTTCATAAATTTTATCTGAATCCATTACAGATTCTATATCTTGAATAATTGCAGTGACAAGATAATTAACTTCTTTCGTTTTATTGTACATCTCTAGATATTTTGCTGAGTTAACATTAGGGTATCTCAATTTAATAAAAATATCTTTTGAAATCTGTATTTCGTTCTTTATGGAGTTGTTGAAAGTTACTTCAACATCTTCTAAACTAATCTCAAATTCATTCATTGTCGCACAAACTACTTCGTCGACGATATTGTTACATTTAAACGAAACATTAGTTGTTTCACCAACAGATTTAGAACGAATCTTCAAGAATAGATATTCGATATCGAAATAAGTCAGAGTCTTTGTCGATATTTGTGATAACGAGCAAGACTCGATTAAATCTGTAATACATCTAGTAAGATCTTCTACAGATTCTGATTCTTGCATCATCAGAAGAATCTTTTGTTCTCTTACAGTATATGGTCTGAATTTATATGTTTTTTTGTTAGAAGGTATTTTCACTTCATAAGTTGGATGTGATAATTTGGGTAACATAATTTATCCTTATTTTTGTACTTTGTCTAAATGACTAAAAGAAATATTGCTCTTATTGGAAGAACCTACAATCTCTAAAGATTCGTATGAGAAATTAACTGAGTATTTGAGCAGCTGGTCTACATCAGCCCAAGAAACTTGAATCATTTCTATTCTATTTGGAATGGCATTGACTAATTTAGCAGTGTATATTTGGACGAGTTCGACAGTTTGTTCTGTTTTAGGAAGCGGTTTTGGTGTACCTGGTTCTACATCTCCCGCCAATCCCGAATCTACTTGTGATTTTGTAATAGCTACTTCATTATACACATTTATCAAAATATCTTTAGCAACATCCTTGTAATATGCAACATTGTTTGTTTCGAAATCAGAAATTTTATGTAACCATTCTTCGAAAAAATACTTATCTCGCATATCTCCTGAGGCCAGGAAAGTCATCTGCACTTCATCGTTAGATCTTGCATTTGGAATCTTAACGATTGGTTGGCCACCAAATAATTTGAAATCTGTTGTTAGAATCTGTATGCCAGGAATATTTACCGATTCGCATCTTAGAGCTAGATCTTTGAAATAAGGTCCTGGGATCTCAACATCAAATCTGTTTTGGTGAACTGTTCCGAGTTTTTCTATGTTGCTTTTGAATTCGTTTAATGATTTCATTTATTATTATTTATCATAAATAGAATTATGGCATATTCGGGAAGATTCACACCTAAATCTCCAAACAAATACAAAGGAGATGTTACAAATATTATTTGGAGATCTACTTGGGAATTGAGATTCCTCAAATATTTGGATACTAATCCAGCAATATTAGAATATGGATCTGAGGAAGTTGTTGTTCCTTTTATTTCTCCTCTAGATGGAAAGAGACACAGATATTTCGTAGATTTCTACTTCAAAGTTAAAACTAAAGAAGGATTAACAAAGAAATATCTTGTGGAAGTTAAACCATATTCGCAAACAATAGAACCAAAAAGACCGAAAAGAATTACAGAATCTTATATGTCAAGTGTTTACACTTATTTGGTTAATCAAGCAAAGTGGAAATCTGCTAAAGAATTCGCTAAGAATAGTGGGATGGAGTTTATTGTATTGACAGAGAAGGAATTATTTAATAAATAAGAATATATGGCACAAACCTTAACCTTCCCTGAAGATCTAAGAAACGATTCCAACAGATATGGCAATAATAGATTATGTATTAATATCTACAAAAATAATATGGTGGTTGATGACAATATAACTTCAACAGTATTTGATGCTGCAGGAAATGTAGTTAGTGATATTGCAGTTCCTAAACAGAGTTTAGCTGCTAATAGAAGTAATAAACTTTATTCTGATGTAGAATACACAATTTTTCTACCAACACCACTTTCATTAAATACAAATTATGCTGTAAATTATACCGATGTTTCAGTGACAGATTTAGGTGCTTCTATTGTGTCGTCAGCAGCTTCTGGTGCTGCTAATATTGCTGGTGGGATCTTAGGAAAGAGGAATCCATTAGTAGGCGCAGCCGTAGCAGGATTACCGAAATTTTTATCTTCTCTACCAATTAAAGAAGCTGCTACATTTGGTGGTTTAGAAACAGGATTGGCAATTAATCCTCACCAAGAATTGTTATTAAATGGTGTTAAGTTCAGAGAATTCAAATTCGTTTACAACCTTATTGCTAAGAGTAAACCTGAATCTGATATTATTAAAGATATAATAAAAGCACTTAAAATTTCAATGCATCCAGAATTAGCAGTTAGTTCTCTCTTATTCAAATATCCTTCTGAATTCGAATTATTGTTTTACACAACAGATAGTAAAGAAAATCCATATCTGTTTAAAACGAAAAGATGCATTCTTAAGAATCTAGATGTTTCATATGGTAAGAATTTTGTGACGTTCAAAGACACTAATGCACCAGTAGAAATCGAATTGTCGATGAATTTCCAAGAAACAGAAATTTTAACTAGAGAAACAATAGAAAGTCAAGAAGGAACAACATACTAATATGTCATATTTTTCGTCTTTTCCATATGTGTTGTATCCTAACTTCTTAGATGAATCTGGAAATATCAACATCATTTTAAAGAATATCACAACAAGAATAGTTAGAAAAGAATCGCTTATCGACGATAAAAGTATTTTCTACAAATATTTCATTAGAGAAGGACAGACAATAGAATCTATATCTAATGAATTATATGGAACACCAATCTATTATTGGACTATAATGTTGATTAACAATAGATTAGATAGATTCTACGATTTTCCGCTTGACTATGGAGTATTCGAAGATTATATTGTAGACAAATATGGATCAATTTCAGGAGCCGAATTGGCTAAAAAATATTTCATAAGAGAATCTTTCGAAAGATTCTCAGAAGATCCCGTGAAAGATAAAGAATACTTCTTAGAAGTTCCTTTAGTAAATTTTCTTTATCTTAATGCAGATAATCAAACTCCAAGACCTTTTACTGAGAATGGAAGAACAATGAAATACGAAAAGAGTGCTTATGAAATGGAATTTGAAACGAACGAAGAGAAAAGAAATATCTTAGTTTGTGATAGCAGATATATTGGCCTTTTTGTAGAAACATTTAACTCATTAATTTAACAGATATGACACAAGCAGGAAATTATACAATAGAAAAATTAATTCTTGTAGGACAGAGATCATCTGTAAATCTATCTGCTATTTTTACTGAGATTAATATATTCGAATCTATATATTCACCAACATTAACTGGTTGGGTATCTGTTGATGATTCTTTAAACTTGATATCCGGACCTAATTCTCTACCGATTATGGGTAATGAATTTATTATTATCCAAGTTTCTGTGGCGGATCACGTTTCACAACAACCTTTAAGTGTTAATAAAGATCCAAACAGACAGAAAAATAAAAAGTTTATCTTTGCTGGAAGAGTTATTGATATTAAAAATAGAACAATGATTAACGAGAGATCTCAATCATATGAGATTCATTTCGCTTCAGAAGAATTTGTTCTAGATAGAAATATTAGAATATCCAAATCATACAAAAATCTAACAGCATCTTCAATTGTAGAAAAGATATTCTCTGAATTCGGAACAGAAACAACATATGAATTCGAGAAAACAGTTGGAATTACAAATGTAATTATACCTAACTGGTCTCCATTAAAAACAATTAATTGGTTAACTTCAAGAGCATTATCCGAATCATACAATAACCCAACTTTCTTTTTCTTCCAAACTCTCTATAACGATGGTCCTACATCACCAGATAGAATTAATTACACATTATCTTCTTTCAATGATTCGTTTAGTAACAAATTTTGGTTTCTATCTTTAGATGATATGCTTGCATATGATGCAAGAAAGATAATCTATTTCAGACCAGGAAATATAAACATACAATCAGAAAGTTCTAATTATGAATATGCAAATGCATATAATTATGAAGTTGTAAATTCTTTCAACACATTAACGAATAATGCCAACGGACTATACAATAATACACTCATAACACACGATATTACTAATAAAACTTGGAAAAAGTCTGTATTCAATTACGATGATAAATTTCCTCAATTGAAACATCTTGAGGGAAACAAAATGTTTCCTGGGTTACCAGATTCGAAAGGTAATCGTTTTAATTCGAAAGAATATAAAGAATCATTAATAATATACAATCCAACAGGAACTCCAGAGAATCCTAATTTTACAGAAAGAATATCATCAATCAGAACTCACAGATTAGCTTCATTAGATCTATTCAGAATTAGAATAACCTTACCTGGCGATTGTACATTAGAATCTGGGGATATAGTTTATTTTGATCTTCCTTCTCCAGAACCAGGTGGTGAATCTAAATTCGATGAATATTATAGAGGAAATTTGTTAATCACACATATAAGACACACTATAACAAAGATTCAATATAATATCACAATAGAATGTTGTAAAGAAACTATTAAAAAGGAGATCACAAATGATTAGCAATGGATTTATTGGTTACGATCGCTTTGTTTGGTTTCAAGGTGTTGTTGAAGATAGAATGGATCCTCTTAAACTGGGAAGATTGCGTGTAAGAATACTTGGTTTACATACAGAAGATAAGACGAAAATTCCTACTGAAGAATTACCTTGGGCTTTCCCAATTATGCCAATATCATCTGCTTCAATGAACGGAATAGGAGAGGCTCCTGTTGGTCCAGTTGAAGGAACATGGGTAATTGGATTTTTCAGAGATGGAGAGAGTTGTCAAGAACCTGTTGTATTTGGAACTATCGGTGGTATTCCACAAGAAAGAACTAGATCTAATATTGGTTTCTCAGATCCATTTAATATTTATCCAGAAGAATCTTATTTAAGAGAACCGGATACTAATAGATTAGCAAGAGCTGAGAAGATAGAAGAAACAGTAATCGAAGAGAGAAAGAAGACACTTGCAAATAATGGTCAGGATATACAAGTTGCCCTAGAAAGAATATCTAATGATGGTGGTCCTAGATCAGAAGGTGATGATACTGCTTGGTTAGAACCAAATCCACCATACAAAGCAAAATATCCATTCAATAAAGTATTCCAGACCGAAGGTGGAATCATTAAGGAATGGGATGATACTAAAGATCATAGAAGAATTCATGAATATCATCCATGTGGAACTTTCTATGAAGTATATGAAGAAGAAGGAAAGGCCCATAAGATTACTAAGATTAATGGAACTAATTACACGATTGTTTTAGATGATGATAATATTTTTGTAGAAGGATCTGTTAATATCACTACAAGAGGAAGAGTTAATATCTATGCCGGAAATGATATTAATGTAGAAGCAAATTCTAAATTAACTATCCACGCAAAGAAAGATACGTCGATATTCTGTACAGAAAATATCAGTCTAAATGCAACTAAAGATATCAATATATCTTCTGGTGGAAATATGACATTTAATTGCGCTGGAAGTATGAATACTACAGTTGGTCAAAATTTAACTACGACTACAGAATTAGGAAGCATAAGTTTAGTTTCTAATCAATCTATGGGATTATCTTCTATCTTAAATATGAACATATCTTCATTGACGAATTGCTATTTGTATGGATTAGTTGAATCTAATATTTCTTCTGGTGTTCAGACAACAATTGACAGTTCGATTAATACAACTGTGCAATCTGATATATCTACATCTGTTGGATCTAAGATTGCTACTAAAATAACTTCAGGTGGTGGTCCTTTAAATATCCAATCACTTACGAATATGATTAATCTCAAATCTCCAAAATGGATAAATGCAGAAGCACCGAAAGTCACTAGAAAGATACCAAAGTTTGCACCAATAGGCAAACCAACATTTGATATAACTTAGAGAAATACATGGGATTACCAAAATTACCAACATATTCGTTTCCAATTAATAACGCCAAATTATTGAGAATCCTGGATGCTGCTGCACAGGCTCAAGAAATTGCAGCTTTAATTGCACCATTCATCAATAGACCAGTTTCATGGAGATCGATTAGTTCGGCTGCATTTGGATCAATAGCAATTTTAAATCGCAATGATTTAATCTCTAATGAATTGTCTTCGGCTTTAAGAGATTCTATAACACAAGTAACACGAATTCAGAATACTACTAATACTTTACAGTCGTTAACAACTAATCTTAATACATCTAATTTTCAACAATCTTTATTTTCTATAGATAGTATCACAGCAACTCTCACATCTCAATCTGCTGCATTAACTAGAACTTCGGATTATTGGGTAGAAGTTGTTGATTCGAATATCAACAACAGATTAATATCTAACACACCACAAGAAGTTCAAGATTCGATCGATGATCTGAATCAATACATTGTTGGAAATGCTTCTTCTATTTCGAGTGCTTTGTCTTCGATGAATTCTTTGGCTTCTACACTGAGTTTTCTAGGAGTTGATGCTACTGGTGCTGTGACTAATGTTAATTCTGTTGTATCTATAGCTAATGATGTTGCGGCAGCTTCAGCTAATGTTGCCAATATAGCAAATAACATGGAAGCATCAGTAAATAATGTCAAAGCTATTGCAAATAATTTCAAGAAAATAAATAAGTTGTTTGATGAGAAGAGAAAAGGTGATAAGAAAATACCAACTATTCCTGCTGCCATAGATCCAAGAAATTCGCAATATTATACGATTTATAAATCAATTAACTCATCAATTGATCTCCTAAATACTGCATCGACTTCTTTAACATCTATTCCTAAAATACCGTTTCTCTCTTAATAAATAATCTATATGGCCACAACATTACAAAATAGATATAGAGATATCGACCTATCTCTAAGAAAAAATCCAAAAACTTCTGATATCTATACATTAACAGATGTTGATGCAGTCAAGAGATCAGTGAAAACATTAGTAATGACTAATTTTTCTGAGAGATTATTCCACCCTGAAATCGGTTCTGGGGTATACGGTTCGTTATTCGAAAATTTTAGCGTAGAAACAACGATTGTTTTAGAGACTGCTATACAAACAGTAATAAATAATTTCGAACCAAGAGCAAGATTAATTAATGTTAACGTCAAAGAATCGACAGATCAGCATTCTCTAGATATTGAAATATCGTTTTATATAGTAAATATCCAAGACCCAGTATCTGTTAGAGTTAATCTAGAGAGAGTCAGATAATGTCAAATAAAACGGTAAATTTAGTTTCAGAATTAGATTTCGAAACAATTCGTAATAATATTGCGGCATATATTGCGAATAATTCATCATTTACTGATTACAATTACGAAGGATCTGGATTGTCCACCATCATGGATATTCTTGCATATAATACTCATTATAATGCAGTTTATCTTAATATGGCTCTGAATGAGAATTTCATCGACACTGCGCAATTAAGATCATCAGTAGTTTCTATAGCAAGAAATCTTGGATATACACCTAGATCTAAAAAGTCATCAAAAACTAAAGTCTCATTCAGAATCCCGACAACAGATCCCAACAATACTTCTCTTACACTAGAAAAAACAACTAAATTCGTTGGTGATATTGACGGAAGCACTTATATCTTCCAACCAACTAGTGCTATCACAGCTCTTTCAGACGGATCTAGATATACATTCAATAATGTAGAATTAAGAGAAGGAACCAGATTATCCATTCAATATGATGCAACAGATGCTGATGGAAATCTTGTGAATAGATTCTTCATCAATAATTTCAATATTGATACGGAATCTATTGAGGTCTATAATCAAGAAGCTGGTGTTTCTGGTAATCTTCAGACTTATAATTTAGTCTCTGACATCACTATCTTAGACGAAGAATCGCAGATTTATTATCTATTCGAATCTACGAATAGAAATTATGTAATTCAATTTGGTGATGGTGTTCTTGGAAAGAAACCTGAAGGCGGAACTATTATCATTTCTTTCCAAACTTCTTCAGGTGAAGCAGCAAATGGCATATCTAAATTAACTCTCTCCGATACGATAGGCGCAGGTAGAACAATAGGTTTAGAATCATTCGGTGCGTCAGATATCATTTTCGATAATATCGAAACGAGTTATGGTGGCGCTTCTGAAGAATCTATCGAATCTGTAAGAATAAACGCTCTTACAAATTTTTCGACTCAAGGAAGAGCCGTTACTGCTGAAGATTATCGTTTCTTTTTAGAGCGTGATTATCCTCAAGCGGAATCTATTTCTGTTTGGGGTGGACAAGATAATGTTCCTCCAATCTACGGTAAAGTGTTTATTTCCTTTAAACCAAGAAAAGGGTTTAGAATCACCAATGCAGTTAAACAAGAAATTCTTTCAAATATCTTAGAAACGAAGAACATATTAACTGTGATTCCTGAAATAGTAGATGCTGATTACACTTTCGTACAGATATCCACTTCTGTTCTATATAACGCAAAAAGAACTATCTACACATCAGCAGAATTACAGTCTCTAATTTTAGATAAGATTATGTCTTATAATTCAGAAGAGCTAGTTAAATTCGGAACAAGATTTTCATATTCCAAATTCGTAAATGAGATCGATAGAACAGAAAATTCTATTATCTCAAATTACACACTAATTAAATTAAGAAAGAATTTTCCTGTTAATATTGATATTACTAACACCTACACGATAGATTTCCAAAATCCTCTGAGAGCAGGAACATTTCGTTCTGCTACAGGTTTCAGAGCATTAAATGATTCGACTTTAGGTGCAACTAATGATGAATTCTTTATTGAAGACGATTCTTCTGGGTTAATCCGAATCTATAAAATCGACTCTGGAAATAAAGTTATCCTAAAAACAAATAGTGGAACAATAGATTATAATACGGGTTTAGTTAAAATAACCAATCTGAAACCTTCTTCAGTAGTTAATATAGATAAAACATTAGATGTGATTGCAGAACCAGTTGAATACACTGTAACATCTAGAAGAAACAATATTCTTGTTATCGTAGATACCGATGTTAACATAAATATGAGAGTAGAATAATACATGCATATTCCTCATAAAAAGAAATTTTTCATTAAATCACAGATTCCTCAATATATCAGAGAAGAATATCCTCTATTTTTGGAATTAATGGAGCAATATTATTCTTTCCTTGATTCAGATGAAGGACAGATAGTTGCTGTTAAAGTTATTGATGGTGGATCTGGGTACAATCCTGTTTCAGAATGGACTGGAAACACTTCATATGTGAAGGGTCAAAGATTTAGTTTCAATAACAAGATATATTCTGTTGTTCAAGATTCAACTTCTTCTAATATCGTTAAATCATTCGCTCTAACTTCAGTTAATGATGCAACTGAAGTTATAACATTTGGGACTAATCATAATCTTTCAACTGGCGATGAAGTAATATATTCTTTTAATGGGGCGACAGGTCCTATCGGTTCTACTGGAGTTATTGGATTAACAGATAGCCAGAATTATTGGGTTGGTGTGACATCACCAACATCTGTTAAGATATACAGTGATAGATCTAGTGCATTGACCCTTGGTGCAACTGGTTTGGTAGGTCTTAATTCTACCATTATTAATCAGACACACACATTTACTGCTGGACCATGGCATTCAGGGGCAACTGGTATATTCACTTTTGCTAATGTCACATCTAAATTCGTTTCTTCGGGTGGACCAGAATCTGTTATAGTTTATTTTGCTACTAAAAATGATATTGGCGAATATGTAACTGATCCTAGAACAGGTTCAGCTTCCGGTGCTACTGCAACACCAATCTTAGATTCTGGTGTTATTAAAAAAATCGTGGTTACAAATCCTGGTTCAGGATACACGAAAGAAGACGAACCAAGAGCAATTGTAACTGGTGGTAATGGATCTGGAGCCGTTTTAGAAACTGTAACCACAACAGATTTTGGTGGATTAAATGCTTCGATAACTGCTTCACAATATTCTAGAGATATTGATGAAACAATCGAAAGATGTATTCAATCTTTGAGAAGAGAATTAATTCCAGATATTCCAGATAGATTATATCTTGAATCAGACAATTTAGTGGAATCTAGAGAAGTTGATGTTAGAAAATTCATTAAGTTCATCAAACAATTCTATAATTCAAAGGGTGCAGAGAAATCAATTCAATTCTTATTCAGAATTCTATTTGATTCTGATGTTCAGATTTATTATCCTAAGAAAGATATGTTGCGTGTATCTGATGGAAAATGGTCTGAAGATTTCGTTATAAGAGTTACTCCAATAAATCCAGAAGAAACTGAAGAATCTTTCACAGAATCTTTCCTTGGTGAAAGAATTATTGGTTTAGATTCTGGTGCTACTGCAACGATTCAATCTGTAGTAGATATCGCAATTGCTGGGTCAGGATTAACTCTAGAATTAAGATTAACAGAAATTAATGGAACATTTGATACCGATGAAGAAATTTCTGTATTCGATTACGATAGAACCAGGTCACCACAATCTATAGCAACAATCCGTCCTTGTATATCATCACTCAATATTATCGATGGTGGAATTAATTACAGAATAGATGATCAGATTATCTCTGATTCATCTTTCTTAGCAAGAGTGACAGAAATTGGAACTGTAATCACCGATCCGAAATATTTTGACATTTCTAGTCAATTAGCAGAAGTCTCTAAAAATTTTGATATTGAAAATGATATAAATACAAATTCAAAGACGATAACATTTAAAACACCACATAATTATAGTGATGGTGATTCAGTAATTTATTCTTTAAATAACAGTGAAATAAGCAATGCTATTCTAGAATTTGATATAATTTCTAATGTAGACGCTCAAAACGATTGCATTATTCTAGATAATCCACACAATTACTCTGATGGAGATAGAATAATTTATTCGTTTGCCGGAGCTACTGGTCCTGTGGGAGCTACTGGTCCAATTGGTTTAAATGATAACAAAACTTATTGGGTAAGAACTTCATTTAACGATGATTCTAAGATTGTTGCAGAAGTGGAAATTACAGAACCAGGTTCTGGTTATACTTCTGCACCAGTCATAACATTCTCAAATCCATTTACTGGAGCGACAGGCGCAACTGGTTTCTACAATGGAGCAACTGGTTTCTTCATTGGTGCGACTGGATCTAATATTGGATCGACAGGATTTGTTCAGGGAACAATAATCGGAGTCAATTTTGCGATTCCCGGTGCGACTGGTGTATCTACTAAATTCTACAGATCTTATGCATTAGTTCCCAATTCTACATCAACGCCGCTTCATAGTGTTGGTGCAACAGGTTATTGGGAATTTATAGGACGTAATGCATTAGCAACCGCAAATATTGGATTAATTAATGGTGCGACTGGCGCTACTGGTGTCACTTCTATCACAATTACAGATCATGGTTTTGGTTATGGAATTAATCCTACAATTACATTTTCAACTGGAAACGCAGAAGCAACTGCGAAAATGTATTCTGATATTCGTGGAAGATATGTAAGATTACACGATTCTTATTTTAATTCCACACTAGGATCAACAGGATTAGTAGGACTTTCTCAATCAGGAACTTCACAAACTCATAAATTATATCTATCACCAATTGGATTGAAAGAATCCGAAACTTATTACACAAGAATTACTGGAGCAACAGGAGTCCAATTATACACTTCTCAAGCTGCAGCAATTGCTGGATCTACTGGATCATTGGTTTCTGTTGAATCGAATAATTTATCAGAAACAACAGAATTCCATTCTCTATCTAAGTTATTAGAAACACCATATGTATATGTATCTTCTAAAACAATAACATTCAAGACGCCACATAATTTCAAAACAGGCAGAGGATTGTTATATTCGTTCAATGGAACCACTGGACCCACAGGTGCAACTGGAGCATTAGGTTTAATAGATGGTACAACTTATTACGCAAGAATAACTGGATCAACTGGAGTTCAATTATATACAACTTATGAAGGCGCAATTGCAGGAACTACTGGTCTTCTTGTTTCTTTAGGATCAACTGGGTTACATCAAGTTCATTCTATATCTCAAGTTTCTCAAAATTCTATTAAAAATTACAAGATTCAGAATTTTGGATTTAATTATCAAACACAACCTGTTATCACTGCATCTAACACAGAAGGTGGGCAAGGAGCAGAATTTACAGCCAATCTTTCCGGATTATTGAAATATGATGGAGAGTATATTGGAACTGACGGACAGCCTTCTTCGGCAAAGAAGATTCAAGATTCGGAATATTATCAAGATTTCTCATATGAGATTATTTCAGATCAATCTGCTAGAATCTTTGGAACAATCTTAGAAAAAACAATACATCCTGCTGGTCTAAGATATTTTTCTAGAATCCTATCTGTCAGAGACGAATCTCTATATGAAGAGAGAGATAACTATAATGTATTCTACGAACAATTCACATTTTTCGTAACTGATCCAGCTGGACAAACAGATTTCGATATTTCTTCTTTCTTAGATAACGGAATAGAATGGCAAGCAGGAGATATCGTTAATTCTGGTCAAAAGATATTCGTAAGAGTTGGTTCTGACGATTACATTTTCATTGTTTCAAGAGCAGGACAATTCGGTTCTACACCTCCGTCTATCACTAGTGGGGAGCAAACTAATGGAACTGCTGCTTTAGTATTCTCTGGTGTAGCGGAACAAGTTCTATCTGTATTCGTTAATGGTGTTCTACAAGAATATGGTGTAGATTTCACAATGAAAGATGCAAATACTATAGAATTCTTCGTTCCTCTTCCATTAGGATCTATAGTTAGAATATACAAGAGAGAAGATATTCTTATAGAAACAGAATATCAAGATTATATTCAATCTTTTACTTCAGTAGTAACAAAGAGAAACAAATTTGTAAGAGATTCGTTTGATGCATATAGATGGTATCCAGGAACAGAATCCACTCCGAAATTGTGGCAACAAACTGGAGCGACGTCATTCCTACAGAATGACATTGTTATGTGGAATAACAATTATTATCTAGTTACACAAGCTGGTGAACCAGGCAGATATCCACCAACACACGTCGAAAGATCCTATCCGAATGGAACAACAATCATGAAATATTATCCTCAATTCAGAGGATATAATGGTGATATCATATTCAACGGAAATAATTTCTACAAAGTAACTGGAAATTCTATTGCTAGTTTTAGCGCAGAATTCGGATCAACAGGACCAACACATACCATTGGTGTGACAGATGCCATTATCTCTAATGGCGGTGTTTCTAATGTTATGTCTCCTGGTGGATATTCTCTTGTAATTACTGGAGCAACTGGATCTGGTGCTGCTGGAACAGCTAATCTATCTTGGGGATCAACTGGCGTCTTTGTTTCTTCTATACAGATAACACATAGTGGTAGTGCATATGATATCGTTCCGTCTATCACTATATCTGGTGCTACTGGCTTCAATCCAAATTATTCTATTACAGCTATAACAGGACCTGCTACTGCTGTGAATGGTAAAACTTCATTAACATATTATGATCCAGGATATTCTTTCTGGTCCGGATCAACTGGAGTAGGAGTTAATGATATTGTTAAATATGAAGGTAATTGGTATAAAGTTATCGAATCGGGTACTACTTCTGGCGCTTCTGGACCTAACCATAATATGGGTTCTCAATTATCTGGTACTGCTAGATTAGAATACTATCCTATAGATCATGCGAAAACAACTACACTTCCTGTTGTTTCTCAATTAGATCCAGGTAAAGCAATGCTTGGGCCCACTGTAAATGATATTGTTAGAAATATTGGAACAGGTATTCCAGATTTCTTCCAAAATATTTTTGGTACCGTTAGTATCACACCATCGGTATATTTTTCGCAACTTGATTTAGGAGAAACTGGTCTATCCGATCAAGATGATGAATATATCGGTTATACAATCATTATAACTTTTCCAGACACCACTAGAGACATTAGAACTGTATTAGATTATGATGGAACTACTAAAATAGTTACACTAAACGGATCTACTGGTGTTAATCCAGGAACAAATGGATCTCTATCATACAGAATGATTCAGAATTATTTGATCCATAGTGTTTCTGCTGGATCTTTTTCTGTTCCTGATTCTGGAGCTACTGGTCTAAAAATCGGATTATCTGAATATGATCTTGCTTATAATTTGAATCCTCTAACTGGCGCAACAGGAGTTCTTGGTGCTACAGGAATTACGAAATATACATTTGATAGTGCGACTGCAATAATTGGTGCAACAGGTCCTTCTGGTTCTGTTGGTGCCACTGGTTACATGATTAATATTCCTGCACACGAATTATCCAATACATTCAGATTATCTTATAACAACAATGGAAATTCAAACTTAACTGGGTTAACTTCTGGTGATTCTTATTATGTTATTGTAGTAGATTCTAATAATATTCAGTTAGCAGATAGTTATTATAATGCTGTTGCAGGAGCAACAGGTGCTACTGGATTCGTAGCAATTACCCCAGGATCAGGAAATCATAAACTACATCCACAAAACGATCTATATAAAAGTTTCAATCTGATTATATCTTCTGGAGATGGCACGAATAGTGTCTTGAATATTAAAGAATACGATGAGATAACAAATACAATACAATGTTATGGATATCCTACAGGAACTATAACTCCAAATAATTCGACTTATTTCGTGTATCCTGATTTATATGCTTATCCAGGAGGAGCAACTGGCCCATCAGGATCAACTTATAATGACAACCATTATGGTGGAAGCATTCTATCTTTGAGTATTTCTTCTGGTGGGGTTGGATACAGTACTGCAAACACTGTATCTTTCGTTGGTGGATACGGAATAGGAGCTGCAGCAACAATCACCAGTGTGGATGGTACAGGTAGAATTACTGGAATTGTTCCAACAAATATCGGTAGAGGATACATTTACGAACCAAGAATCACATTCTCACCTGGCGCAACCGGAATAGTAGGAACTGGTGCAATTATCAAACCAGTTCTCTCTCCTCTAAATTCAGCTGTAAGCGTTGAGACAATCTCAAGATACTCAATGTTTGGGCATTATCAATATTATGTCAATAATTCTTCTATCACTACTTCTTGTTCTAGTGTATTAGGTTTGGAAAGAATTATTCTAACAGACGATTCTTTCGATACGTCTAATCTGTATGTAGGACAATCTGTTTCTGGTTCCGGAATCGCAGCAAACTCTAGAATCAAAAATATATCAGATAGAATCGTAGAATTAGATAAACCAGCTATAAGCACATCTTCGTTCACTGTAACATTTACAGGTAAACCACAACCGATGTTTGAGTATGGCGAAACTCTAGTACAACAATCAACATCTGATCCTCTCTCTTCCAATAAGATGAGAGTTATCAATTACGATCGCATAAATAAAATATTATATGTAGAAAAAGATGAAGAATCAGATGAATTGAATACTACAAATTATCTATCTAGATCTAAAAATAATTCTACAATAGCCATCATAGGATCTACTGGTTCTGAAATGTATTCTGGATGGAAATCTATAAACCAACCAATTGGTTGTATCATTAAAACATATCCATTATAAATAGTTAAAAGGGATTAAGTAAAACATGCCAACAGTTCTAAGTTCTTCTTTGAGACACAAAAACCTCAATAATTTCAGAAATACGATCCAAGACGAATCAGTATATTTTTTCGTTTCTAAACCAACTAGCTGGGCTGGTGGAGATCTTACTCCTCCATCTGTTTTCGATACATTTACACTAGAACCAGAAGCACATGATGAGATGTTATATCTCAAGAGAGTTTCTGTTTCAAATTGCGTGAATGTTATTCGTTTGTATCGTTGGCAAGAAAATAGAAGATATCAAGCTTATTCCGATAAAGTAGATCTATCGGATCTACTGACAAAGAGAACTATTTCTACAAACGAATATTATCCTTTTTATGTAGTCAACGACGATTTTAGAGTATATAAGTGTATAGATAATGGCGCAACAACTTCTGATCCCAACGGTGTTTCGTCAACAGTAGAACCAACTACTGTTGCATTTACTGGATCTGATACATATACACCTCTGTCAGATGGTTATATCTGGAAATATATGTTCACCCTGAGACCAATCGATGCGTCAGAATTTCTCACAACAGATTGGTTTCCTATTCGCACATTATCTGAAGACGATGGAACTGACAATTGGGATATTATTACTAATGCAGTTTCTGGTGGTGTGTATAATATTAAAGTAACTAATGCTGGTTCTTCTTACACTAATATCTTACCAGCAACTGGCGACAATCTGAATACAACAAATTCACAAGGTTTCACTTATACCGGATCGGGAACATCGATCATTATCGATACTGCACAAGGTGCTAGTGGTGAAAATGACGTTTACAATGGTTGTTATCTCTATACTAAGAATTCTTCAGGTTTAGTTCAAGAAGTAGTTACTGTTACAGATTATGTTGGTGGATCAAGAACACTAACACTCAGTGGATCTGTCAGTGGAAGTTTAAGAGCTTATATTTCCCCAAAGGTGACTGCGACTGGTGATGGTTCTAATTTAGTTGCAATAGCTAGAATGTCTGATTCCAATTCAGTCAGAGAAATTCAAATCTTTACACCAGGATCAGGATATAGTGAATGCACTATTTCATTTGCTGGCGGTGGAGGCTCCGGTGCAGCAGCTGAAGCAATTATATCTCCTTTCGGCGGACATGGTTCTGATCCTGTAGTAGAATTAGGTGCATTCAATCTACTTACAAAAGCTAAATTCGAAGGTGATGAGGGTGGTGTGATCATTTCTTCTAACGAATATAGAAAGATTGGATTGATAACAAATCCTCTTGTTTATGGCTCGTTAAAAACAGCGCAGGCCAGAGTAGGTTTAACAACTTCTCAGATGACTCTTGCTTCAACTGATTCTTCTACAAATGACATCCACAATGGAAAAAAGATTTATATCTATTCTGGAAAGGGTAGAGGTCAATTAAGAACAGTTGAAGATTATGTTGGTTCTACGAAATTATTAACTGTTTCAGAACCATTTGATATTCTACCTGATAATACTTCATCATACGGTTTCTTATCGACGGATTCTGTAATCAATCAGTGTCTAGTTTTAAACTATTCTTCTATATCAGGTCCAACTATTCAACCAGATACTACTATCTATCAAGGAACTCCTGGTTCAGAAACAGCAATTGGAACAGTTGTACAACATGACACAGTGAATAAAAAAGTTTATATCACTAATCTATCTAAGTCTTCTGGTGCAGTGACATCTTATCCATATTTTGGAACCATTTCAACAACAGCAGGTACTTCTACATTTACAACAACTAGCGTGAATAACGTTGGTGTTCATCCAAACACAGGAACTGTATTGTATGTTGAAAATAGAACACCACTTTCAAGATTCGTAGAACAAATCGAAGATATTAGAGTTATCATTCAATTCTAAGAGGATTAAATGCCAGCAATTTCAGAATTAAATTCAGCGCCATATTGGGATGATTTTTCTCCAGAGACTAAAGATTTTTTAAGAATTCTTTTTAGACCTGGATATGCAGTTCAAGCCAGAGAATTAAATCAATTACAATCTATCTTACAAACTCAAGTAGAAAGATTCGGTAATCATATTTTCAAAGAAGGATCAATTGTTGTTGGTGGTATGACAACAATTAACACTAAATCTAGAAAATATATTAAAATTCAAGATAATTATAATGGTGTTGAAGTCTCAGTGTCTTCTTTCTTGAATAAGAAAGTTACTGGTTCTATAACTGGCGCACAAGCTTTGGTTGTTGCTATTGCTGAAAAAGAAGGCTCCGATCCGAAGACTCTTATTATCGAACCTCTAAATGGTTTCGATTTCGATGAATTTGGTGAAACTATTAATGCCGAAGGTGGTGGATCTTGTTTAGCTGCTGCTTCTGGAGTTATTAGTGGTCCATCTTCTACAGCTTCTATCGATAGTGGTATTTTCTACACAAAAGGCTTCTTTGTAATCTGTCCACAACAAACAACTTATCTAGAAAAATACACTAGATTAGCTAATGCGAAAGCAGGTCTCTTATCTGAGATTGCTATTATCGATGAGGGAGATGATGTAACTCTCCTAGATAACGCCACAGGATCATATAACTATGCTGCACCTGGTGCACATAGATTAAAAGTTAATCTAACATTGACTTCAAAAGCTTTAGACTTCACTGAAGAAGCTGATATCTTTATCGATCTATTAGAAGTAAGAGAAGGGCAATTATATAAGCAAGTTACAAGACCAATCTATTCTGAAATCGAAAAGACTTTAGCAAGAAGAACCTTTGATGAATCTGGCGATTACACTGTAAAACCATTTTTAGCCGATATTCAAAATCATCCATCAGATAATAACAAATTGCGTGCATATATTGAATCCGGAAAAGCTTATGTTAAAGGGTACGAATTCGAAACTATTGCAAGACAATATGTTGATCTAGATAAACCAAGATCGAATTCGGACGATTCAACATTAAACGGTTTCGATATTGGAATGAATTATGGTAATTATGTTGTTGTTACTGTAGACGAAAGTTACCCAGATGTTTCTTCATTAGAAACTCTCTACCTATATAATGCTGCTGGTGGTGAATTAGGAGCATGTAGAGTTTCTTCTATTCAATATGATTCTACTATTGGCGGTGTTAAAAGATATCGTTTTTATCTCTTTTCTATATTCTTAGCTGCGGGTAATGGTTTCAGTGACGTGAGATCTTTGAGATCTGCAAATGGTTCTTCAAAGAAATTCGATCTAGTTCCAGTAGATTCCGGTTCGACTGGATTGCTATTTGGAACAGATACAGCGAGCTACATTTTTGAAACAGGATTGCAAGCAGTAAGAACATTTAAGATCGAAGATTCTCTAAATCCTGGATCATTTACTGCTGCGACAGACACAGAATATCAATATAAAGGTGTATACACATCAGTTTCTTCTGGAACAAGTTTTGCTTGGACTGTAGGTTCTAATGAAACACTTCAGACTGGAACAGATACAACCACTAAAGAATCTCACTACTTAGTTATCAACAATTCTGATAATGAACAAATAACTAATTTTGATATAACAATCACAAATTCTTCAAGAACTGCAACAATCAGTAATTTAAATGGATCTGGTGCAACTGCTTCTTCTGGTATTTCTGTTATTTACACAGTTAACGCAAATTCCACTACTCCAAGAATTAAAACTCTTGTAGAACCAAAAACTAATTCCGGCTTCGCTAGAATTGGTCCGAATTCACCAACTACAATTAAGTTATCTTCAACTGCAAACTCCTCTGTATCTAACTATTATCAAAATGGTCTGATCAAGATTTTGTATGGTACTGGAGCAATGACTGGTGCAACTGGATTTACAATTGCATCGTACGATGAAACTACTCAAATTGCGACAATTTCAGGAGCGACTGGATTCTTAGCTGTACCGGACGAATCTTCTTATTACGAAATCGCCCCACCAACTACATCTTTCGTTTATAATGCTGATTCACTTTCAAACGGAATCAAATATTTCACAACAGCAATCACAAGTGATAATAATCTATCACTGACTGTTCCTGATGGGATTAGAATTGTTAAGATCTTGAATTCCACTTCTCAAGCAGATTGGTTTGATCCGACCAAAGATGTTACTAATAAATTTGGTTTCGATAATGGACAAAGAGATTTCACATACGAATATGCGCAATTATCTTTGGCTCCTGGACAAACAGTCACTGGTGCTATAAACGTATTCTTTGAATACTTCACTCATTCTGGATCTGGTTATTTTAATGTTGATTCTTATCCTTCGTACGATAAGATTCCTTCTTTTTCTTCATCAAAAGGAAAAACATTTGATCTGAGAAATTGTGTAGACTTCAGACCTGTTAGAAATCAAGATCCTGCTACTCCAGGATCAGGTCCCTACTTCAGTACTGTGCTACCTATCTCTGGTTCTAATATGTCCGCTGATGTTACACATTGGTTATCTAGAATCGATAAGATAGTTGCGACAACCGATAGATCATTTAAAGTTATCAAGGGAAATTCGAATATCTCTCCAAAAGAGCCGGATGACCTTGATAATGGTATGACTCTGTATACTGTCAGATATAATCCATACACTTTCAATAATAAAGATATTACTCTACAATATATCGATAACAAGAGATATACAATGAGAGATATTGGAAGAATCGAAAAGAGAATTGAAAATATCGAATATTATTCTCTACTCAATATGTTAGAAAGAGAAACTGCAACATTAGATGTCACAGATGCTAATGGTAATGACAGATTCAAGAATGGATTCGTTGTAGATACATTTACTGGTCATGGTGTTGGTGATGTGAGCAGCATTGATTATCGTTGTTCTATCGACACACTAAAACAAGAAGCAAGACCAAGATTCTATGATAAGAATTATGATCTATTCTTGAAACCTACAGAATCAACAGGCTATACACAAAGAGGATCTCTTCTTTCTAGATCATTTAATCCTACAAATTTTATCGTCCAACCGT